ACTTTCGCTATGCGAGCCGTGGGTGTGGTTCCTGATACTGCAATCACAACTTCCGCAGTTGGCAGTTCTACAACTACCGCTATCACTTTGACTGGCTCTGGTTTGCCTAGCGCAATCCCTGTCGGTACTGATGTGGCTTACATTGCTTCTAACGGTCAGTTGATTGAGACTGGTTCTTTCGTGTCTGTTGCCGCTACCGCTGGTGCGACTTCTGTCACTATGAACACCGCAGTCGATGTTCCGGGTAGCGTTACTGCTATTCCGTCTGGTTCAACCATTGTGTTTACTCAGTATCCCGAGATGTTGGTAAAAATCAACTTCGGTATCCATGAGTACTACACTGCAACCGCCGTTTAAGGAGTGATATAACATGGCTATCTCTCGTGCCCAACTACTGAAAGAACTCCTGCCCGGCTTGAATGCGCTGTTTGGTTTGGAATACGCCCGTTACGGTGAAGAGCATAAAGAAATTTATGAAACTGAAACCTCTGAGCGTTCTTTCGAAGAAGAAACTAAGTTGTCTGGTTTCTCTGCCGCTCCTGTCAAGGCTGAAGGCTCTGCCATCGCTTATGACAATGCGCAGGAAGCATGGACTGCTCGCTACAACCACGAAACCATTGCTTTGGGTTTCTCGCTGACCGAAGAGGCCATCGAAGACAACTTGTACGACAGCCTGTCTGCTCGTTACACCAAAGGTTTGGCTCGTGCTATGGCATACACCAAGCAGGTGAAAGCCGCCGCTACCTTGAATAACGGCTTCAGCGCCGCTTACACAGGTGGTGATGGCGTGGCATTGTTCAGCACTGCTCACCCTCTGGTGTCTGGCGGTACTAACGCAAACACTCCTTCTACCCAATCTGACTTGAACGAAACATCGTTGGAAAACGCTGTGATTCAAATCGCTGGTTGGACAGACGAGCGTGGTTTGCTGATTGCCGCTAAACCCAAGAAGTTGATTGTTCCTCCTGCATTGCAGTTCGTTGCAACTCGTTTGCTCGAAACTTCTCTGCGTGTTGGTACAAACAACAACGACATCAACGCCTTGAAAAACAATGGTTCGATTCCAGAAGGTTATTCACAGAATCACTTCTTGACCGACACCAATGCTTGGTTCTTGACAACTGATGTGCCTAACGGCTTGAAGCACTTCGTGCGCACCCCATTGCAGAACAGCATGGACGGCGACTTCGATACTGGTAACGTCCGTTACAAGTCTCGTGAGCGTTATTCATTCGGCTGGTCTGACCCACTGGGTGTTTACGGTTCTTCTGGTTCCTACTAAGCAAGAAAGGGGGTTTAAACGCCCCCTTTTTTGTTGTTTTGTTGTAAGATTAAATCACTGGGGATTTATCTCTATTGACCGCACCCAGCGGCACGATGCAAAGACAATAGAGAGACTTTTGCATAAGGAGTTCCATCATGGGACGTTCAACATTTGAAGGGCCAGTCCTTTCTGGCGATAACCGTTTCGGTCCTCTGCGCAACGTTGGTTACCAGCGTCTGTCGCAAAACTGTATCCTTGACTTTGCCGCCACCGGCGGTAGCGGCACAGCAAACTATGCTGGCGGCTCTGGTCAATTTGTTTCCTCAAATAACATCCCCAATCAGGCGGCTGTTATTTACACCCCCTCTGCTACGGCATACCCTCCTGCTGTAACCACTCCCACCGCTGATGCGTCTACTGCGATTTATCGTGGTTGCGTGTTCTATTTGCCAGTCAACTGCCAAATTGAATCCATCGTTGTGGACTACATCACTGCCTTGTCTTTGACCAGTTCGACTTTGTCTTCTGTGTCAATCTTGGTGTCTAATGGTTTTGTGACCAGTTCGCCTACCTATGGCACGGTGACTTTGGGCACAACCACTGTTGGTACTGCTGGTCGTATTGCTACGACTTACAGCGCCGCCAACTTGGGCAACATGCTGTCTACACCTGCTGACATCACCACTGGCAACAACAACCCATCTCAACTGTCTCAAGTCGTTGCGACTTTGGCAATTGTTGGTACTGGTTTGTCTGCTTTGGTTGGCGGCAAGTTCAACATTGACATCAACTACGTCCAAGACGACAACAACATCGGCAACAGCACTACTTACCCATACGGTAACTTTGACTAATCAGTCCTAGGGGCTTCGGCCCCTTGTTTTTAAACAAGGAGATTGATTATGATGCAAACCGATGTAAAAGCCGTCCATCTAGACGCAAGCGGTGTGGGATATGCTGGTCGAACCAGAGTTCGTGGTTATCAAGTAGCCCCCGGTGGCACGGCTGGAGAAATTCAGTTTTGGGATAGCGCCACGACTAATGCTGGTAGGAACTCTTTAACCCTGCACGTTACAACTAACACTGCCGTTATTGCTACGCTAATTCCCGGAGAAGGCGTTTTGTTTGAAAATGGGTTTTATGTAGTCCTACCAACTAGTTCATCTATTACGGTGTTCTATGGCTAAGAGTCCCGCTTGGCAACGTTCCGAGGGAAAGAATCCCAATGGCGGTTTAAACGCCAAGGGGAGGGCTTCCTACAACGCCGCCAATCCGGGCAAGCCGGGTTTGAAAAGACCTCAACCAGAAGGCGGTAAGCGTCGAGATTCTTTTTGCGCTCGCATGGAGGGCATGAAGAAGAAACTCACCAGTTCCAAGACGGCGAACGACCCTGATTCCCGAATCAACAAAAGCCTACGGGCTTGGAATTGTGCCGAAGGCGGCATGATTTCAGGCTTTAAGGGCGATGGTATTGCTCAAAAGGGCAAGACCAAAGGCAGGATGTGTTAAATGACACCGGAAATGTATTTTGGCGTGGCGCTTGCGCTTTGGCAGTTGTTTACTTCGATTATTGTGGGACTTGTGATGACCAATCTCAGAGATTCCAAGGCACGAAACAAAGTCGTGGACGAGGAACTTTTGCGACAAAACATCCTCCTGAACAAAACTCGGGAGGAAATGGCACGTGAGTACATCACCAAAGTTGAAGTGCGTAACGACATGTCTCAAATCATCAATCGGTTTGACCGAATTGAAGAAAAACTTGACCGATTTATTGAATCGAGGAAATGATGCCAAGTACTTCAGCCAAACAACATCGTTTTATGGAGGCGATTGCCCATAATAAGGCGTTTGCCAAAAAAGTAGGGGTTCCACAATCTGTGGGACAGGATTTTGCAAAAGCCGACAAGGGCAAAACTTTTAAAAGAGGTGGTGAAATGAGTAAAGCAACAAAGAAACACGAAATCAACCAAGCCAAGGAACTTGAGCGGGTTGCTCGTGAAGAGCGCATGGAAGCCGAAGGCATGAAGCGTGGCGGCAAAGTCAAGAAGATGGCGGCTGGCGGTATGCCCGGTCCTGCCAATGCTCCTATGGACCCCCGTATGGCGGCAATGAAGGGCGCTCGTCGCCGTCCTGCCATGCCCGGTGGCATGCCTATGGGTGCACCTGCTCCTACGATGGGTGGCGTTGGTCCTGCTGGTCCTGCTCCCACAATGGGCATGAAAAAAGGCGGTAGCGTCAAACCTTCGAGCATGAAGAATGACGTTGAGAAAGGCTCCAACAAACTGTTGAAGTTTGGCGAAAGCGCCGTTCAAAAGCGTGGTCACACTAAAGGCAAAAACCTTGGCGACTCTGGCAAGAGCGTTGGCATCATGAGTGGTGCAAAGCGTTTTGCTGAAGGTGGCTATGTGTCTTCTGCTGACGGCATCGCCGAACGTGGTCGCACCCGCTTCTCTCAACCCAAGATGAAGGGTCGGGTAATCTAATGGCTAAGAAACGCTACGCAAGTGGCGGCATCACCATCTCAATGGGCGGCGGTCAGTCGTCCGATGGGGTGTTTGGTGAGAAAGCCAACTCAGGTAACCAGTACCCATTCCCCAATGGAAACGCTGGCGATAGCCCCACGGCTACCAGCGACAACTCCCAAGGGACAAGTCAAACATTCAATATCCAACCACACGCCTCTTCATCTCCCGGCAACCAAGACAATTCGTCTCCTGCCAAGATGTTTAAACGTGGTGGAACAGTCAAGTCATCCGCTTCAAAGCGTGGTGACGGTATCGCCCAACGTGGCAAAACTCGTGGTAAATACCTCTAAGGAGAACTGACATGCGCAAGATGACAACCGAGCCAATGGAACCCGCAAGCAAAGACATGCAACGCTTTGATGACTTCATCGCCGTTCATGAAGAAGGCAGTCACAAGCATCACAAAAACGACTTCCAAAAACATGCGGCTGGTCACATGTTTGAGCAAGACAAAGTTGCCAAACTCTGTGGCGGTGGCTACATGAAGGGTAAGAAGTGAGACCCAGCCGAGGCATGGGGGATATCAATCCCTCCAAAATGCCCGGAAAGACTGTCATTCATCGTTCGGATAACCCCGACGATGTTGACATGTACAAAAAGGGCGGAGCGGTGTGGGATAAACCACGCCCCGAGTCTTTGGGTGCACCAAAGAAACTGTCTTCCAAGGCAAAGTCCAAAGCCAAGGCAATGGCAAAAGCGGCAGGAAGACCTTATCCCAATTTGGTTGACAACATCAGGGCGAGCAAATAATGGCTTACACGAGCGGAAACACAGCATTTAACCTCGACTTCAACGAAATCGCTGAGGAAGCGTATGAGCGTTGCGGCGTGGAAATGCGCTCTGGCTACCAGTTGCGTACCGCTCGTCGTTCCATGAACCTTTTGACCATTGAATGGGCAAGCCGAGGCATCAACCTGTGGACCGTAGAACAGGGCGAGATACCGCTTGTGACAGGTCAGGTAGCCTACCCCCTTCCCGTGGACACAATCGACCTCCTAGACCACGTTGTGCGCCAATATCAAGGCACTCAGAACCAACAGGACATCTCGATTACCCGCATCTCTGAGACGACTTATCTGCAAGTGCCAAACAAACTGGCTCAGGGTCGTCCAATTCAGTTGTGGATTAACCGTCAATCGGGTCAGGAAAACCTGACCACAGCCACTTTGTCAGCCAATATCTCGGCTACCGACACCAACATTCAGTTGAATTCGACAGCCAGTCTGCCAGCCTCCGGCTTCATTCGGATTGGCTCTGAGACCATCTTTTACACCAGTGTGGCAGACAACCAATTGCAGTTGTGTGCACGTGGTCAGGCCGGAACAACAGCCGCCGCTCACACGACAACAGAGCCAATCTACAACCAAAATTTGCCATCTGTAAGTGTCTGGCCTACCGCCAGCGCAGGTGGCGACTACACCCTTGTCTACTACCGTCTGCGCCGCATTCAAGATGCTGGCTCCGGTACGACAGTTCAGGACATTCCTGTCCGTCTGCTCCCCGCTGTGGTTGCTGGCTTGTCATACCATTTGGCAATCAAGAACCCCGAAAAGGCAGACGTAGACCGTCTCAAAGCCGCATACGACGAAGCATGGCTGATTGCCTCCACGGAAGACCGTGAGAAGGCATCTCTACGCCTCGCTCCTCGCCAACTCTTCTGGTAAAGCATGGCAACGCAATACGCTTCTGGCAAATACAGTATTGCTGAGTGCGATAGATGCGGTCAGCGGTACAAACTCAAGGAACTCAAAAAAGAGATTATCAAGACACGCCTGTTTAATTTGAAGGTGTGCCCTGAGTGCTGGGACCCAGACCAACCGCAGTTGTCTCTTGGCTTGTACCCTGTTCAAGACCCCCAAGCCGTCCGTGAGCCACGTCCTGACGTGAGTTACTGGGCATCAGGTTTAAACGGCCTACAAACTGCCAATGGCAATGGGTATGGAGAAAGCCAAACTGGTTACCAAGACGAGGGTAGTCGAATTTTCCAGTGGGGATGGAATCCAGTTGGAGGTTCAAGCAGTATTGATGCGGGGCTTACCCCAAATAATCTTGCATTGAATTTTGCAATTGGAAGTGTGACAATATCAACCAGTTAAGGAGTTTAAACATGGACCGCAAAACAGTTACCAAAATCGCTGACAAAGAAGCGAAAAAGGAAGTCAAGAAACACGAGAAGTCTATGCACGGCATGAAGAAGGGTGGCCCTACTTCTGCTGACATGATGAAAGTGGGTCGTAACGTAGCACGTGCGAACAACCAAGGGAGCAAGTAATGGCTACCAAAAAGAACAACTTACCTGCGACTTCGTATGCGGAGCCGCACCACATGAACGGCAAAGGCTTGACCATCAACGAACTCGACCAGTCTCGTGGCGGAAAGCGTTATTCCGCTTTGGATGACATGCGTGTGAGCGTGGGTGCAATCAACCGTGATGGCGGTCCTGAGATTAAAACTTCAGGCGTTGAAACACGTGGCAATGGTGCGGCAACCAAAGGCCGTATCGCTCGTGGCCCTATGGCTTGAGGTTTAAACGATGACCTACGATGAATTGGTAACTGCTGTCCAAGACTACTCGGAGAATAACTTTCCGACCTTGGACATGAACAGGTTCATCGAACAGGCTGAACAGCGTATATACAACTCTGTTCAGTTGCCTTCGTTGCGCAAGAACGTGACGGGTGTGACTTCGCCAGCCAACAAGTACGTGGCTCTGCCTCAAGACTATCTATCCATCTT